GAGAATCTAGAATGCAAAATATCTGATATCGATAGTCAGACATCTAATTTAGAAAGTCAACTAAATTCTGTAGAGAGTCAAATATCGACCATCGACAGTACGGTGGACTCTATTCAAAGTACAGTAGATTGTTTAGAAAGTTGATGCAAGACTTTATAGTTTATAGTGATACCAATCCTCATCCTAAGTGGGAGAAGGGTTGGTATTCAAAAGCAAGAAAGTATCCTCCAATAACAGACTTCGATGGATTCGAATGTATTGAAGAAATAACAGTATGGGACAAAGTAGAATTTACTGTACCTTCTCATACTTATGTTCTCAATGGTGGTGGTCACTTATGTGGTTACTTCATTCGTAATAACATTGATAGAGATCATTGGGTTGAGTTTGGTAGACCCGGATCCTTCAGTAAGACAAGAAGAAAGTTCAAGAAAGTGAAGATCGGATATCTTCCAATGAGTTTATGACATTATACAAATTTACAGGTAAGATAAATCACTATGATATAGTTGATCGTAATACTGGTGAAATTGTACCGATGTCTACAAGTGATATGATCACTTATGAAAATCCAAATAGACCTTTCGTGTATATTTGGTATCATGGTATTGAGAAGAAGTATTACATTGGTTGTCATAATGGTAAACAAGCTTCTTATACTCATTCATCATCAAAACTAGAACGGGTGGATCCTTTGAATGTACCACCTTATATGAGTAGACGAATTATAAAAGAATTTGATAATGATTCAGATGCCAAAGCTTTTGAACGAATACTTATAGAAAAAGCTTTGAGAAAGAATCCAAACAAGTACTATAACAAATGTCCGAAAAGACTACAGACTTGAAACCGCTGGTACCCTTTTGTTATACTATGTACATAATAAAGAAATAGAGGTTTTATGAAGAATTCAATATTATTTAAACCCTGCATCGAAGGTTCTACGGCACCTGCAGGTTCTTCTCTCAAAGGGAAGATTCAAGCTTCCGTAGCTGATCTAAAAACAATGTTTGGTGAACCAGCATTCGAAGGTTACGGAGATTTTGTAACAACAGAATTTGTGATAGATTATGAATACTATAATGAAGATTTGGAAGAAACAGAATACGGAACATTCTGTTTATATGATTGGGGTTACGCTCGTGACTTCAAAAACGATTATGAAACTATCAACTGGAATGTTGGTGGAAAGCAATTACTTGATAGCATCGCAGCTGATCATGCAATTAGAATTTTTAACACTACTGATATTCGCTATGGTGAAGATAAATCAGTTTTGTGTCATGCACATTGGCATGAAGTTTAGAGAGAGGGATTCCCGAGTGGGATTTCGTAAATTGGGTTTCGTTATGATATATACTGTAGCAAGTGAAATTTCCCTAAGTGTCCTGACTCCCTCTCTCACCCTTTTAATTATATAGTCAAATAAAATATGGAAGATTTAAATTACAGTCTTATAATATTTGGAGGTGTTGTCTGGACAGCACTAGTATGTTGGGTAGTTTGGTATATATCGAACTTTCCAGAACCACCAAAAGATAAATAAAAATTATGAAAAGATATCAAGCAATATTCATAGGTGTTGTGTTAGCAACAGTTGTCTACTACGAACATTCATTCCACACGACAGTAGACGAGATTCAAGAAACAGTGGAAGAAACAAATACAATCGTTAAACAAATAAGAGTGACATTAGATAATACACCTTACACTTTAACGAATGATTATCATTGTTTAGCATCAAACATATATTGGGAGTCACGCAATCAATCACTAAGTGGTAAGTTAGCTGTAGGACAAGTTGTTCTTAACAGAGTTGACAGCGACAGATTTCCTGATACAATATGTAATGTGGTTAAACAAGCAAAATATTATCCGAGTGGTAATATAGATTTACACGATTGTCAATTTAGTTGGTATTGTGATGGTAAGTCAGATATCCCTTTAGAGAACGAAATAAGGGTTTATGAACAATCATTCGAACTAGCTGTAAAACTCGTGGAGAATCGACCTGTGGACTTTACAGAGGGTGCTACACATTATCATAGTACTAAAGTGAATCCATACTGGTCAAAGTCTCTCACTAGAGTTACTAGGATTGATGATCATATTTTTTATAGGAGATAGAATGGCATATATGAATTTGGGTTCGTCAATGAGATACGGACCAAGTGGTAAAAAAAGAAAGACAACAGCGTGGACTACAAAAAAGAAAACTCCACCAGTAAGAACAACATTGAAACCTGATCAAAGAACACTTGATAGAATTAAAGAAGCACAAGAGTTTAGAGAGAAGTATCCTTCAATGATTACAACAGGATATTCACCTACTAAATATGATGATTCATACAAAAAAGAAGTATCGAAAAACTATACAGTAGCAATAGGATATAACAAAGGTTCTTATCAAGTGATACCAAATGATGAAATAAAGTGCATCGGAAAATAAAAAAAGTTATATATAATTAAATGGCAGTTAAAAAGGCGACAAAAAAGAAATCAGTTCGAAAGACTAGAGCTCAAGTTAAAACACTTGATGAACAATACATAGGTACTGAACCTGGTGTAGACTTCTTCGAGGATGGTGGTAACTTGTCAGCTTATTTCAACTGGTATAATTATATGTACGATAGAAAGAAGGCTAACCAAGTCATAATATCTTACGCCAAGAAATTTGGTTATAAGAATGCACCTAAGTTTTCAAGAATGTTTCTACCTTCTACTTTAGCTGCCATTATCACAGGACTAGAAAACGGTGTTAAGTTTCCAGAACATAGAGATTACCCAGGTGAAGAAGGGTCTTCTGGTTATCAGAAATACATACATCAAGAATTAAGAAGTTGGAATAAATCAGCTCAACAACTCAAACAAGAACATTTAAATACTGATATGGTAGTCAAAAAGAAAAGACTATCTGTACAAGAGAATATTAATAACAAAGGTCAAACACTATTAGGTGAAGTAGACTATGCTATTGATACTTGGGATGTTCAATCATTCGATATGTACAAATATCTAACAGAACAAAAAGCATCATCAGCAGTAGCTAGTTCAATAGTCAATGAGTGGGATCCCATGATTGATGAATTGAAAGAAGCTAAGACAGGTGAATGTAAACAACTTAAAGAAGGTTATAGTCATTTAACAAAAGGTGAACTAGACAACTTCTATAACTTTGTACTTAAACTTAAATCTGATACAGAACGATATGTGGAGAACAACAAACCTGTGAGAAAACCTAGAAAAGCAAAAGCAATCAACGCTACAAGAGCAGTGTCTAAGTTAAACTTCTTAGATCATGATCCTGAGAATAGAGTTAAATCAATCGACCCTAGTAAAATCATAGGTTGTAAACAGTTATGGGTATTCAACAGCAAGACTAATGAAATGGTACAGTATTGTGAATTAGATCGAGCTGGTCTATCAGTTAAAGGTACAACCATACAGAATTTCGATACCAAAACATCAATGAGTAAAAAACTTGGTGTGAAAACAGATCATTTTATAGATCGTGTTTTAATGGGTGGTCCAATCGTACTAAATAAGATTATGAGCGAAATAAGTTCAAAGTCTAGTAAGGTTACAGGACGAATAAATAATAATATGATATTACTAAAGGTGGATTAAATTATGGCTATAGATTATAGTAGATTACCAAGTGATGCATCACCAGTTGAAATCTTGACTGCAGCATCTAAACTTAAAACAAAAAAAGAGAAGATTGATCTTTTAAGACAGTACGAAAATCATCCAGGGTTCTTACATATCCTCAGAGGAGCATATGCAGATAACATAGAATGGTTAGTACCTGACGGACCAATGCCAGAAGGTGTTGTTCCTAGTGCAGCTGTATCAATAGACACAGCAGAAGATAGATTGATCAGAGCATTCAGACAGTTTCAATATCTAGTCAAAGGTGGACCAGATGTTAAACAAGCTAAGAGAGAAGAAATATACTTGAACATATACAGGTCACTTCATAACTCAGAAGCTGAACTTTTACATTCAATCGTAAATAAAAAATTACCATACAAAGGGATAACTAAAAAATTAGTTGCAGAAGCTTTTCCTAAAGTATGGACCGAATCATCATAAATAATAATATGAGTAATAAATTAGGATTAACATTAGAAGAACGAACTGTTTTCTACAACACACCTGATGGAAAGAAGGTTGGAGAGTTAAGACAGTTTGACCCTATCTCGGGACTACTATCATTACACGATCCTATGAAGAATACTCAGATAGAATTTTTATGGGACTCAAATACTAGTACATGGAAAGGTATTGGAGTTCAATCTGGTTACACAGCAGAAGTAACAATAGAGACACCTATCACTAAAAAAGTAGATAGTAATGTCCCTGCTAAAGCAACCAGCGTGTCACGATTTCCAAGTTAGATCATGAATGTGGGTGAGAATTTACCCGACAAGGTTTACATTATGAGAAATCAATAACTTCAAATAAGGAGGTGATCATTACTGTTATTATGAAAGTAACGAAAACATTAATCACTTATAGGAGGACACGAAAAACAGAGCTTGACAGAAATCAAGTTCGATAGTAAAATGAATATATGAATCGGAATTGTGAATTCGATTCCGATTCATTTTTTAACCAACCATTTATTATGACAGGAGAAAAAAATGGAAACTAAAGTAGTAACAGTTCAAGACCTAGCAGGTGTTGTTTCAATCATTGATGTATGCTCAGCTCGAGGTGCATTCAAAGGTGAAGAACTAGCTGGCGTCGGAAGACTTAGAGAAACTTTTCTTGCTGAGGTGAAGGAACAACAAGGTGACGCACCTGCTCCAGAAGGAGTTGATGCACCCGTAGTTGAAGAAGCTGCAGAAGAAGAATCCTCTAGCTAATATCGATATAAGTGAGAGGGATTCATATCCCTCTTTCTTTTAATTAACAGACACGAATATGCCAACAAAACTAAAACCATCAGCAGAAGTAAGAGACAGACAAACTGGTAAAGTAAAGACTGAACATTACTATATCAAAAACATTTCAAAACAAGAACTGTTTGACGAATTGAACAAAGACAATACTAAACCTAAAGTCAAACAAAAAATTAGAAACGAATTAAATAGGAGAGGTATCAAAATCATAATGGTACCAAAAGAAGTCTAATGGTTTGGGTTCCTCTCAAAAACGGTTCAGGACAAGTAGTCAAAGACATAAAACTTAAAAGTCCTGATAACAAAACTTATACTGTAGTTAGTAACAGTAGAAAAGGTATCAATAGATATGAGATTACTTTGAGAGCTAGTGATGGTTCTACTAAGAAAGTAATGAATCATGATATCATGAAAAAGAAATCTGATCCTAAACATGAACCATGGGAAGTGGTAGGTGGATTTCATAGTCCGGCAAAACTAGCAAAGATACAAGGTTCAGATAAAGTGGATCCGGATGCAAATAAAGAAAGATCAAAAAGAAAATCTTTTTGGAAACAGGATAATAAACCTGGGACACATAGTCATAGTCAAAAACAAAGACTAGCAAAGAAAGAAGAATTCAAACAATTTAGAGAGTACTTAGAAGATGAGTGAGATTAACGATTTTGGATTTACCGCTGTAGATCAAGACGAACTAAAAACCAAGACAGGTGAAGATGCTGGTATTGGTGAAGAGGTTGCAGAACAACTCAAAGCCGTAGCTAAGTCTTCTGCAGGACAAGCTAACTCAGCACAGATAGAAGAACTAGATTCTAAAGTTGACTTACTATCTAAACTTGTCTCTAAAACATTATCTGAATTAGATGATCATAAAGATAACTTATCATCTATTGACGATAAAAAAACATTAGACTTTAAAGACAGATTACTTGAATGTGAAAAACTCATTCTACCATTATTACAAAACTTAATGAAGAATGAAGATAAAGAATACATCTATTGGCCAAACAGAAAGGCTATCATACAACAACAGATTGACAGATTACAAAAAATCACTAGATAGTACTTGTAACCACTGGTACACTTTTGATACAATAATTATATTATGACATCATACATAGCTATACAAATGATTTCTTACTTAGCACTAATAGCAGTTGCTGTTTACTTCTCGTTTAGAAGTGGTGAGAAATCTGGTTCTATGTATATGTTAGAATATTTAAGAACGAATCATTATAAAGATTCATTAGGTAATAAAGTACCGTTCTTAAATGATACAGGTTTCAATAGTTTCATGACTCACATGAGACAGGAGAAAAAAAAGAAAGATGAGTAAGTTTGAGATTAAAGGTGATGTTGGTGATGTGTTCATTAGAATCACAAAAGATCGAGAAGTACAACTTATCTTTGGTGAAGATGAAGATTCAATATATCGTGAAGTTGATTGGGAAGGACATGAAGTCTACAAAGCCGCTACTAACTTCGCTTTGATGTTAGATTCATATTTGAGAAATTCAAAAGCATTAGATGATTTAATTACAACTTCTGCTACAGGTAGTATACCTGCTGAACTTATTGGTAGAGATTTATTACCTATCATGTTAGCTGGAGCTGGACTTGAAGAATTTCAACAAGAAGAAGAAAAAGATGTTGAACAAATGATTGAAGACTTAACAGACAAACCTAAATATACAGATAATGTTATTCAATTTAAAAATAAGGAAAAAGATAATGAAGACAAGTGAAGTCTATACAGACAAGTTACATAGAGGTAAACCAAGAGGATACTATGATCCGTCACCAATGGAAATGTTCTTTACAAAAGTAGGACAAGAAATATTTAAGTTTACAGATGATAATCAACATAAAACTATGATGTCAGATGAAGACTGGATTACTCATTGTGATGCTGCTAACAAGTGTGTTAGGTTTGGTACATTGTATGGACCGAAAAGTGTTAATGATTTTAAACCAGAAGAACTAGAGATAGTCAAAAAATTTGTAGGAATGAAAAAGAAATGGATCTGAAAACAGAGATAGATATACTTAAAGATAACATTCGAGAAATGCAACGACAACTTAGTAATGCTCATCAAAGAATAAATGAACTCACAAAAGAGAAAGGTAATACTCAGGAAGAACTTCAAAAAGAAAGACAGTTTATTCAAGAGATCAGTGGTGAGATTAAATCAGTCAATGGTAAACTTGAAACAAAGATGAGTGAGTATATGAATAATATACCTGATGTTGTAGATTCAAAAACATTTTTAAAGGAATAGTATGCCAACTTATGATTTCTTAAATACAGAAACGAATGAAGTAGAAGAACACTTCATGACTATCTCTGCTAAAGAAAAATTTCTAGAAGATAATCCTCACATGAAACAACACTACACTAAAGTCCCTGGTATAGTTTCAGGAACAATATCAGCAGGTAATGTTGATAATCATGGATTCAAAGAAGTACTACAGAAGGTTGGTGAAGGTCACCCAGGTAGTGCTGTTGCTAGTGAACATACTAGACGATCAGCAAAAGATATTAAGACACGACAAGTTGTTGAGAAACACGCAAAGATTCAATCAAGGAAAAAGAAGTAATTATGTTTAATCATTTAAAAGGTTATGAGTCCGTACAATTACCTACAGAAAATATAGACGGAAAAAGATATTATGTCACACCACATGGTAATAAGTATCCTTCAGTTACAAGTGTAACGGGTATGTTAAATGCTAAGTGGATCAAGCAGTGGAGAAAGAATGTTGGTGAAGAAAAAGCTAATAAGATTTCTAGACAAGCTGCAGGTCGTGGTTCAAGATATCATTATCTTCAAGAAGATTTTCTGAACAACAAAGATATCTCAGAACAGTTATCTAAAGCAACACCATTAGATTTAATGATGTTCAATCAAACTAAATCACTAACAGAACAGATAGGTGATATCTATATGTTAGAAGGTGCTTTGTATAGTGACGATCTTTGTATGGCGGGTAGAGTAGACTGTATTGCTGAATGGGGTGGTAAAGTATCTGTTATAGATTTTAAAACATCAACTAAAGCAAAGTCTCCAAGTAAGATTAAGAATTACTTCATGCAAGAAACAGCGTATGCTAAGATGTTTGAAGAAAGGTATCAAGTACCTGTTGAAAGAATAGTAACGATAGTGTCAGTAGAAGAAACTGGACAAGCTCAGTTGTTTGTTGAAAATCCCGACAGCTGGGTTGACCAGCTGTTAGGACTTCGTTCTCAGTACAAGACTGAATATGGTTTATAGTAGGAGTAGTGCCTAAGCTATATTACACTTCAATTTACATAGTAAACATTATGATCAGAACAGGAGAAAATACTCCAAATGTTACAAAGACCAATTCGATTACGCCGGTGGTTGCAGCTTTTACTTCTTCGCCGTGTCTACTCCATGATTGTTTAATATTCATTGGAGTATCCTTTATAAATAGTTATGTAAAATCATCATTAACTTTACGGTAAATATTTATAACATTTATAACCTTACATTCAGGACAATGATGATTAAAATTAAAAAATTCACAAAAAAGTAACAATGGCATATAGTAAAGAAGTAGTAGAAAGATTTGAATCAGTACTCAAAAATCCAGAACAACATTCAGTCGGAAGATTTGACCCTTCTGATCCTACTGTTATATCCGGTATGGTAGGAGCTCCGGCTTGTGGTGATGTTATGAAGTTAGATTTAAAAATGAAAGGTGATGTTATTGAAGATGTAAAGTTTAAAACATATGGTTGTGGTTCAGCAATTGCCTCAAGCACTATGTTTGTAGAAATGTTAAAAGGTAAAACAATAGAAGAAGCAAAAGCAATCAAAGATAAAGACATAGCTGACGCTCTTCAATTACCTCCCATAAAACTACATTGTTCAGTCTTAGCAGAAGAAGCTATACACAAAGCAATACAAAATTGGAAACCTATGATTGGTCACAACAGAGGACCGAATGACTAGAGCATTAGTATTATATTGTTTGTTTTTTATATCTCACAATAACTATGGTATTGACGAAAGACAATACGGGATATTAAGAGCATTGAAACAAACAGAAGAATCAATGACACCAAAAACTTGACCTCACAGGATTCGGTAGTATAATAGATATATGATCTTAACTAAAAAGAAGTTTACAACTGCTGTAGAACAATTAGTAATAGATAAACATCTTACATACATAGATGCTATTATTCACTTCTGTCAACAGAATCATTTAGAACCTGACTCAGTAAAGGGACTAATAACACCTCCGTTGAAAGAGAAAATCAAAGCAGAAGCTGTAGGACTTAGATTTTTAAAAGAAGAATCAAACGCAAAATTACCAATATAATAATATACAATAAAATACAATAAAATAATATGAGACCACAAAGACAAAAATCTTATCATCAAAGAAAACATTTCAAGAAAAAGAGAAAACACGAAGGACCTATTCCTTTTGATGTCATGCTTAGACAGTTCAAGAAGAAGTGTGAAAGAGCTGGTATTGTAGCAGAAGTTCGTAAGAGAGAATATTACGAAAAGCCTGCTCAGAAAAGACAGAGAAAAAAGAAAGAAGCTATTCGTAGAGAACAACTCAATCAATTAAACAATAACACATTAGCCAGACCTAGATTATATTAATGACAAGTCGTGAAGGATTTGATGCTTACTGTTTGTACTTAGCTATCAATAATCATTTTCATACAGATTCGTATGATTTTTTTAAGTACAATGGTAAAGTACCTGTAAAGTTACCTGCATTTCTAAAAAGAAATGATAAGTATCACTTTGCTAAATTAGTTAGAGAACATGGTGATGAACTTAGAGATTTTCTAGTTGCTAATCTTTCACAACAAAAATACTATGTAAAAAATTTACTAGATCAAGAATGTGTTGATAACTACAAAGAGTTTAAAAAGAAGAAACAGAAATTGTCATATTGTGTCATACAAGACATGAGATATCTTAAAGAATCGTATGACGATATAGATGTAGTTTTAGAATGTGTAAAAGGACAACACCCACCTCTACTAAAAGAATATCTAGGTAAAAAGATAATTGCTGAAACAGTTATCTATTTTGATTTTATGTTTGGTGTGTTTGGTGATTATGATGAACTAATACAAGAAACATTTATATGGCCGAAAGAAAGAGATAAGTTAGTTAAGTTAAAACCATTTGTAGAATTAGATAAATTAAAATTAAGAAAACAAGTTAGAGAAGTATGGATATAGCTTATATAATTGGTAATGGTCCTTCTAGAAAAGGATTAGACTTAGATACACTTGATGGAACTATATTTGGCTGTAACGGTTTCTATAGAGATTTTACTCCTGATTATTTGGTGTCAGGTGATTCAAGAATTATAAAAGAGATATGTAAGTCAGAATATCCTAAACACAATAAATGTATATTTCCTGACTTTGATCCTATACCTAAAGATATGAAAGATGTTATACTAACATCTTTCGATCCTTCATTTGCTGTCAAAGAATCTGATTTAGATAGATGGCCTGAATGTTGGATCTTTGGACTTCAAGATGATATATCAGATATCATGGAAGTTCATGTTGTGGGTGTTGACTCACAATGGAAAATACAGAACATGAGAGGTACAGAAGAAGACCCTAGATTTAGTGTCAACTTCTTTGCTGGAAGTCAAGCTATGGCTCAGGCTTCAATAATGGGTTTTGATGAAGTGTGTCTTATCGGTTTCGATTCAATATGGAACTTTAAAGAAGACACTTATCAAAACATCTATGCTGGTACTAATGCCTATGAAAGAGAGAAAGAAACTTCTCGCTTGAGGGTTGGTACTGATGATCCTAACTCACTATTAGGAACTCAAGAAGCACAGATAAAGAAAGTGATTGACAGATTTCAAAATGTCAATTATACTATATATAAAGATGGAATTAAAAATCCATTAACATACGATAGTTTTATATAATGAATGAAGTGGATAATATAATAATACAATTAAATACAAGGAGAATAAAATGTCATTTAATGAATTAAAACGCAGTCGAGGCGGATTCGACAAACTTCAAACTGCTCTGGAATCAGAGACCTCAGAAAAGAAATCCTATGGTGACGATAGGTATTGGAAACCTGAACTAGATAAATCTGGTAATGGTTATGCAGTCCTTCGTTTCTTACCAGCAGCTAATGGTGAAGAACTACCATGGATCCAATATTGGGATCATGGTTTTCAAGGACCAGGTGGTTGGTTAATAGAGAAATCTTTAACAACTCTTAATCAAAACTGTCCGATAAGTGAGTACAATACTCAACTATGGAACAGTGGTGATGAAGCTCAAAAGGATCAAGCAAGAAAACAAAAAAGAAGATTACATTATGTAAGTAATGTTCTTGTTGTTTCTGATCCAACTCATCCTGAGAACGAAGGTAAAGTAATGCTTTATCGTTTCGGTAAAAAAATCTTTGAGAAAGTCAAAGATGTAATGCAACCTCAGTTCGAGGACGAGAAACCTATCAATCCATTTGATATGTGGGAAGGTGCTGACTTTAAACTTAAAGTTAGAAAAGTAGATGGATATTGGAACTATGATAAGTCAGAGTTCTCAGCTCCAGCTCCTATCTCAGAAGATGATTCTGTTTTAGAAGGTATCTACAACAAGCAACATTCTCTAGCAGAGATTATTGCTCCTGATCAATTTAAATCTTATGATGAACTTAAAACTCAGTTAGATAGAGCTTTAGGATTGGCAGGTACAGAAGTATCAACAGCGACAGCTGAATCAATTGCAGATGATAACTCAGTTGGTCAAACAGCAACAGCTGAGGATACACCATGGGCTGATACACCGGCACCAGCAAGTAATTCTACAGACTCAGGTGATTCTACTATGAGTTATTTTGAAAAACTTGCAAATGATCAGTAATAAGGTTATAAATACTATAACCTAATTCAGGAATATGGGAATGACCTTCGTGTCAGGTCATGGGTCTTCGAATGAATCTAAAGAAGACGGGACGGTTAAGATTGGGGAATCTTGACATTCAATGAGGAAAGATATCTGTAGCGGCAGGAGATATCGGAATTAACAGCGGGAAGCGGGGCTAGTTTTTTCACCTATTGAGCAATTGCTAATCTATGACTGAAATCGTCTGAAGGTATTTGTCTCGATGGTACAGATTTTTTAACAGTAGAATTAGATTGACTGTTATTAATCTGTACATTATTTTTAACAGCGTCTCTCTCCTCTGATCTAGACTTATACTCAACATCTCTAAAAGCTTCTGTAGTAGCATCTGATTGTGCTTGAAGTTCTTCACCTCTTAATTGTTCAGCTTCGATTCTAGCTACAGAACCTTGCATCGATTCATTGAAAGCTCTATTAAATGCTTCTGCTGGTGATTCACCACCAGGTAAGAAAGCACCAACAGCTGCTGCTGATCCTGATGCTACAGCTTTAGGAAACGCTGTAATTTTCATGAAGATTGTTTTTATTTTATTCAACGCTCTAGATACTAGACCACTAAAGTATTCGCTCAAGTCTATTGAGTTCCATAGGTCTTTGATATATTGAATAGAATCAAGAACACCATCACCAATATTTTTATATAAGTTTTTAAACATATCTTGGAAAGAGAATTCTTCTAAAGCTGTCATGTCGAATCCCAGCTTATCACCAATCCATGTTACTGCTGATTTGAGTAAGTCTAATGGCCAACCAATTAAATATGAAGTAACACCACCTAAGAATCCTAGTATACCACCAAAGATTTGTGACACTATACCTTCACTTGAATATCTTTCATATTGTGACATTGAATTTTTAAGACCTTCATACAATGTAAACAATACAGTTATTGGGAAGAATATCTTACCTAGAAGTTTACCAAATTGACCAACTTTAGATAATAGACCTGTTATAGTTTTTACTACTGGTTGAATTGCTTTACCTACTTTACCAAGTGGTTTAAAAAAACTTTTTATTCTATTACCAAAGGCAGTAATCTTACCACCCATTGCTTGGAAGTTTTTTAAAGCTTTTGTATTTAAAGATTTTGATAGATTTTTTAGTCTAAAGAAAGCTGCTGTTTTAGCAAGTGCTTGTTGAAAACCACCAATGAAACCTTTTACGAAAACACCAAGAGCTGTAGTTAAACCAATAAATAATGTTTTACTAAATCCTTTCGGATCTTTTCCCATAATCTCAGCTGCTTTACCACCTTTATCTTTAACATTACCTAGTAATTCTTTTCCTCTACTCTTAGCACTTGCTATCTTATCTCTTGCTTTTTCATAAGCAAACTTTACTTTTTCAAAACTAAAAGCTTGAATAGTTTTTAATAGTAATTTAGATGCAACTGATTTAAGAAATGTAAGAGCTGTTTCAACACCAGGTATAGCTGTTAAAGGTGCAAAGGCAACACCCAACTTA